GCTACAGTATTACCAAATACAATTGGGAATGACTTAAGCTGACTAAAGGCTGTCCAGTGAGGATCATTCATCCACATTGGACGGTTAGTTGCTCGAGGTGCAATTACAGTTTCATTAACCATACGTACCAGTGCAGGACGTATAGCATCTTTAAGAGTACGACCACTGGGTAATACTACACCTAGGATAGCTTCAACTTGAGGGTTAGGATTAGTAGCATTTGCTACAAGCATCTGCTCCAGAGTCATACCAGTACGTTGTTTCAAGAGAGCAATAGCCTGCATATCATCCACAGTTAATCCAAGATCCTTATACTGAGATTCCTTGAACTTACCCTGTGCTGCTTGATCTGCCCATGAATCCAGTACTTTCATACCTACATTGGTTGCCCAGATACGGTTAAAGGTAGTCCATTGATGCAGGAACATACCGAATGGGGACTTAAAGAAAGCATCCTGAATACCTGAATAGTCACCAGTAAATGCACTGGACAGTACTTCAGCGTTAGCTGCATCAAGAGCAACACCGATGTTCTCAGCCACCTTCGTACTGCCTGAGGTAGAGATTAAGTGACGATTAACATTACGTAGCATATTACGTGCAACAGTATTCAATGCAGCAGGTAGTGACTGAACAAAAGGAGTCAACCCCATACGTTCAATCATAATAAACGGTTCCTGCACACTGGATAAGGTAGCACCTCCCAATGTACTTATAGCTTCAAAGGAAGCTAATCCACGGTTTACATTGGAGGCTACTTCATTATAGATAGGATTATATCTATTGAGCATTGCATCAGATAGATCACGGAGTTGCTGCTCATCTCCTTGCTCCATGATCTTACCCTGTGCACCAAGTTCTTCCTTAATCTTTTCAATTCTAGTATTTAACTTGGAGCCATCACCACCAAATACATTGGAATAGGCAATACGGTTAGCAGCCCTCAACGTGTACTTTGGAAGTGCATTCTCAATATTAGTTTCACGAAACTGCGTAGGAACTTCCTTAGTATTGATTGGCTTATTTACATTAGCCTTCTCACCCTTAAGATCAGGATCATTTAGAAATGCTACACCACCGTTGGAGAGAATACCCTGTGAGATTCTACGGCCATGTGCCTGATCATCTGCATATCCCTTGGATACTAACCAGTTAGAGAAAGAACCCATGTTCTTACGAATAGCCTTACGGTTAAAGAAGAAAGGAATGTTACCTTCACGAGAGTATCCTTTCTGAACACCAGCTTTCTCTAGACGATAATCTGTTTCAGCTACAGAATTCTTAATAGTATTTGCAGCATAGGCAAGGTCTACGTCTCTACGATCCTTACTGGAAAGCATCTTTGCAGGGCCTTCATTACCAGCTTTAAGCTGATTGTAGGCTTCCATCTGAGCCTTATTAAGTCTGATCTTAGAAGTACCATTGATTGCTTTTAGAAGTCTTTCCTGCAATCCCTTGGACATCTTACGTCCACCCCAAGAATCACGAATACGTTCCAAGGAGTTCTCTACTGGAGAGTAGAGATCACCCATGTTGGTCTGCTTAGTCTCATACCAGTCAGGTCCCTTAACCATTCCTTCAGGACCTTCAAACTTTTCAAAGTGCTCAATCTCATTACGTAGAGTAGCAGCTTCAGGTGAGAGATCTTGATACTTATTCAATACAGATACAGACTTTCTACCAAAGGCATTGGAAACCATATCCATAGCATTCTGAACAGTACCACTTAAACCAGTACGTTCACTTGGAAGTGGCTCAGGAGCATTATCTACTTTACTGTAACGATTTCTACGGCCACCAAACACCAACTCACCAACAGCACCAGCAATACCACCGGCACCTGTTGCTTCAGTTACACCACCAAGAATATCTCTACCCTGATCATAGTAGGATTTAGCAATTACATTCTCAGTGACTGTTTGAGTACCTTCCTGAACTGCTTCCTTTCCTGCAGTCTTAGTAGCTTCCTTAAATAAACCACCAGCACTTTTTACATTACGAATCCAAGGTATGCTTTCCAAAAGACCTGATAATGTACCTGCAAGTTTAGCAGCCTCACGTGCAGTTTCTTCATCTGCTCCATGTTTCTTAGCATCTTCATAAATTTCAGCTACTGATTGACCAAAACCAATGAGACCACCAGCAATTACACCAATTAAGGCACCTAGTGCAGTACCTCCGGGTCCAGCAAAACTACCTGCTGCAGCACCAATGCCAGCATAAGTACCAATCTGACCAATAGCACGGGGTGCTGTTTCAGTCCAGAAAGTACCACGATCCCCTTCAGCACCTAGAAATTGTTGAGCAGCTTCAATATTTTTCCACCAATCAGTTTGTCGTGCATCTTCTTCAGTTGTTAGGAGAGCAGACGCTTTAGCTGCACCAGTAACTGGATCAAATAAACCAGCCCAAAGATTACTGCCAAAAGTTCCTAGGGAATCTAAAGTAGAAGGCTCTTCTTCGGCTTCAAATAAATTACGTGCCTGTGCCTGCTCAACTAGGGCAGCAGTGTTTGGATCAAGAAGTCCACGGTTGTAGGCTTCCTGTAGAAGTTCCTGTCTTGTTGGCATTTAAATTCCCAATGCTTTTTTAATTTCTTCGTCAGACATATTAAGACTTGGAACAGCCTGTGTAGGACTTAGAATTTCTTTATAAAGGGCAGTCTCTAGTTGCTTAAGTTTATCTGCAGTTAATCCAGTTACTTCAGGATTACGCTTCAATTGTTTAATTGCTTCAGCACCTGAAACTAACTGTGCCCATTCTGGTCCTTCTTTTCTACGAAGAGCAGAGGCATCAACTTCAATATTATTCTTACGAGCAAATTGAATAAGTTCCTCAGCATACTTACTAACCTCTACATCTGAAAGAGGAGTAAATACTTTCATACTAGGAATACCTTCTGCAGCAGCCTTAGCTTTCTTGTAATCTGCATCGGATGCTGCTTCATAGAATTTCAATGCTCGATCATAATCACCCATATCAAGGAAGGTTTTACTTGCTTCAATCAACCCTTCAGGACTAGAGAAGTCTAAGTCCTTGAAAGCAGCAGTACGCTTATCCTCTAAACCAAAGAGACCACCAACGCCACGCCCAAGCTGTGCACCTGCAGCATAGGCCATAGCAGGTAGGCCTGCCTTACCAAGGAGTACACCAGTAGCTAGATCTTGTTCAAATAAACTTGCCACGATTAATCTCCAAATGTTCCGCTTGTGTCAAAAACTCCACTACCAAATGTTGGGTTGTAGCTAAATGTTGCAGAGTCTCCAGTAGGACTAGTGATCATAGTATTACCCGTACCACCTAAGTTCAGCTTACTCCAATCCAAATCTGCAATAGATTTTCCTAGACCCATCTGACCTGCTGCTCGAGTAAATGCTGCATTAGTAGCACCGGTAGCCATCATCTGTCCTGCTGCTGCACCTACTCCACCCAAGGAACCACCAATACCTCTACCCAGTGTAGCATACTGGAGAGGAATATTTAGGAGGCCCGGGATATTACCCAGTGCAGTTTGACTGGCACTCTGAATACCACCAAAGAGACCCTGTGCAGTACCGAGGTTGGCTGCTTGACGACCATAGATGTCAGTCATAGCACCTGTACCTGCAGCAAGACCTGCCTGTTCACGGCCAAAGATGTTAGCCATTGCAGATTGATATGCAGCAACATCTGCAGCTTCACGCTGACGCATTGCATCCAGATACTGCTGAGACTGACCAAATGCCTGAGCCTGTGCCTGTCTACGTACATCACCCTGTGCAGCCTGCAATGCTTCCATACGTTGAGCACCACCCGTGGAACCCAACATACCCTGTGCAAGGAGACGATTTTCAAGGTTCAGGAATTCACGTTCCTGTTCCTTGGCAATACCCGGTTGTACATACTGTTCATAGAAACTAGCAGCCTGTGCTTCAGGAGTGTAACCAGCAAGTGTATTACGCTGTTCAGCAGCACGTTGAAGGTAAATATCCGAGAGACCACGCTGCTGTCCAATGTATGGAGCAGTGGCACCATAGGCTTCACCGGCACGTCCAAAGTAGGCATCTGCCAAGGAACGAGTAAAGGCATCATAACCCTGAGTTAAACCCTGACTTCTCATGTAATCACCCATGAGACCCGTGCCAATGTCAGCAGTAGCTTGATAGTATGGGGCCATCATCTGACCCAAACCACCAGCATATCCTACCTGCTGACCATACAGTGTCTGTAATTCAGGGGACAATCCCAATAGTGCTTGCTTAGTTTCTTCATCAAAACCAGCATAACCACCCTGACCCACCGTAGTCCAAGGCAGTGCACTTTCATAGGCTAATTGTGCAGCACGATCACTAGCTGCTGCACTTGTCTTAGCTGCTGACTTTGTTGCAGAAGAACCAATCAATGCACCTACTAATTCACCCATTTTAATTTACCTCTTTTTCTAGAATTACGCCTACAGTTTTGTAGCCATACTTCTTTTCCCAAGCCCTAGGACTTCTCCGTGTGGCCGATTGTATTTTCTTCATACCTAGTTTCTTTGCAAGTTCAATTGAAACTGTATCCCAATACTTACCATCACCATACATATTTAAAATAATAAATTTATCCGGTGATGCTACAGTCCAACTCATGAATCCATGTTCATTTTCAATTAAATTATCTTCATAGATAAATGAATCACCTGACTTTTTAAGGTATCTATTGAGATCTTTAGGATTCATTAACTCATATCACCTACATAGAAACCATACACAGTGCTGCCAATTTTGGATAGGGCAACTACTGAATAACCTGAGGTAGCCAATGTAGGTGCACTACCACCTTTCCATTGATCTACTAGGGAAGTCCAAGTAATTGTATAGGCACTTCCATCATCAATAAACAACACTACTGAATCACCATCTGTTAGACTGTCAGTAGGGGTTGAGTTACCTGTGAGAGTCCAAGTCAGCACAGTACCGTTAGCTTTAGTAATAGATGGTGTAGTACCTGAGAGAGCAGCTACAGTATCCGAATAACCAAGGAACTTAGTAATTACTGCATTACCGTTTACAGTGAGGTCCAGAGTAGAGAAACTTTCGGAGGCAGAACCGTTTAGATCTGCCTTAGAATTTACTGCAGTACGGACTGCTTGAAATTCAGTATCAAAATCATCACCGGAAATAATCTTTGCTGTATCTGAATCGGATAGGTCATCCTTACCTGCCCAGTCAACTTGGATTGTATAGTTAGACATTATAACTCCTATCGAATCTTTCCAGCTTTAGCTGTAACTGTAACATTCTGGAGGCTGGCCTTCTTACCTCTGACCGTGCCTTTCATATTAAACATAATTTCCTTGGCAGATTTAGTTAATGGTAGTTTGTATTCGTCCGGCTCAAGGCCAACGGAATATCTTGAAACTCCATAGAGGCTGGACGGGTCTCCCCAAATGGTGGCATCCGCAGAATCAACCAAGGAAAAATTAAGGGTATCTCCCCTACGATTATAGTCTCTAAAGTAACTAAAGGCAACATCCATACCACGGCCACCCTCAATTACAATAAAGAATCTCTTAAGGATCTTAGCCACTGAGGGGTTTCCAAAGTCCAGCCAGACGGTATTAAAACTAGCATCATAGCTGTTGTTATTGGTTTGCCAGCATTTGCTATTGGTAGATTCCCATGTGTTACCTGCAGCTTCACAGGTTTCCTCGGTACCATAGGTAGCTGTTACGTCCGTCTTAGTTTGATCCCAGTAATTTCTGTAGATGGATAGGTGTCCAACATTATTTTTACCTATCCAGAGAGTACCATCCACTGAAGATCTCAGGGCATAAATACCATCCCCACTACGGAACTTGAATGTAGTTACTCTGGGAGTACCATCGGGATTCTTGATTGTAAAATCAAAGTAATAGGCAATATCCCGATCCGGAAAACTGAGCAGATAGAAGCCACCACAGAGACAGTAACCGGCCTTACACTGATCCATATCTGCATTGATAATGTGATTGGCTAATTCATCACGAATGTTATTTGAGTATTCTCTCAGTGGCATCTTACCATCGGACTGTACTACACGACCTAGACTACGGACACCTGTATTACTTAGGAAGATTAGGTCATCACCCATGTGCTTTACAGAGTCACGAGCCTTGAGACCAATGCCTTCAATCAATTCATCTAAGATTAGGCTGGTAGGGTCCCAAGGATTACTGTAAATTGCAATATTCTGAGTACCAAAGATTACAAGTTTACCCATGAATGCGTGGATAGCTACAATCCTATCACCACCCCAGACAGTCTTAAGGTCCACGCTACCTGCAGCACCCGTGCTCCAATTTTGTGCTTGAAGAGTGTCTGAATAGTAGATAACATTATTATTTTCAGTAATTCCACCTACCCACAATCTACCATATTCTCCTAGGATACAATTAGGATCAAAGGTGGTAATACCGGATGGACCACTGTAACTGCCCAGATCAACAAGATCAATCCAAGTAGTGCCTGTATAAACCACAGGAGTATGTCCATTCTGAACACCGCACAGCTTTTCATTAAAGTTTACCCATTCCCAGTTACCTGAGGTAATGGTTTGTGGTGTACCTGTGCGGGTCTGTGCTACCAATAGATAGGGATCTGTAGCTTGATTTACCTTATAAATATCACTATCGGAACCACAGAAGATAGTCTTGGAACCATCACTTGCTACATATTCAACAATAGACTGAATGGTTTCACCTGAAGCTAGGTTATCTGTTACCTGCTGAATGCCCTTACGAGTAGAGATACGACCCTGTTCATCAAGGATTACATTCTCTGCCTTGGATAACCACTCGGGTTGCAGTGCACTTGGACTACTTTGGCTATTTAAACCAAAGTTACCCAGTGTATTCAGTACTAGAGGTTGAAGTTCCTTAGCAGGCACAGAAGTCTGTCTCCCCTACAGTATGTCCAGCATCAATCTGAATAGCATCAGAGAGAGAATTAATATACTGCTGTGCTACTAGATCACTCATAGAACCACCATCCTCACCACGTTCAGCAATAGCCAATGCCAATGCACCAAGGATTACAGGCTGGTGTGGTACCTTAACTACGTCTGTAGGAACTGTGAGATCTTCCTGTGGAGTTACTACTCGGAATGAAATTTGATACTGAGCGTCCGGCACAGGATCAAACTCTACAGTCAATCGACCTGTGGATGAATCAATACCCGTTACTGAGTAGTAACTAGGTAGTGCATTCTGTACACTACTTGTAGGATACTTAGTAAACTGAATATACTTATCTGCCATCTCCTGCAGAATAGTACCGTTACTATGTTCCTGTGCTAAAAGAATACGAGTACGTTCATTGGTATCTGGAATAGTGTAGGACTGAGTACCGCTGCTTGTAGTAATTGTCTCTGAATTTCTAAGAGTTACCCAGTTCCAAGCATCCTCTACTTCTTTCTTAGCTTCATTAACTAGGTCCCCAACCATCTGCTGATACTGAGTGACACGAGTATTGTCCAGTAGATTACCGGCAGTCCATACGTTTGTTTGAATGGAATCCTCCCGAAGTCGGCGTAGGACTGCATTAATAATTTCTTTATAGGTCATTGTATTGGCCCCTTGCCAAAGATCATACGGATAAAGTTAATTATACCACGAGCCATCTCCATTGGAGAAGGTATTGCCCAACCAGCCAATAGAATCAATATACCAAGTAACCAAGGTGGTACATCTTCATTAATGATCTGAGTACCCTGCACTCGGTTAGCTTGGTCAGCTACCTGTGCCTCACCCTCTGCCTTAGTCTGAGAACCTACGATCCCATTCTGGGTATTCTCTTTCCCAATCTGGGTATTAGCATTTACACTGGGACCATCAGAACCGAAGAATGAACCAATTGCACCCAATGTACTGCACCCAGTGAGGGAGGTCACAAGAATAAGTGAAGCTAATAGCTTCATTTAACGAAGTCACGAAGAGCATAGCTAATGATACCACCAATGAAAGAAGCTATACCCAAAGTTACCCAGAAACCACCCTTGGATTTATTGGCCAATGCTAACAATTCTTCCATTTGACGTTCCAGCTTGTCAATTTTCTTATCCATTGACTGTACTTTCTCCCAAAGGACACCATATTTTACTGGATCAAACTCTTCCATTAACGTGCTCCGTGAATGGCTACTTGTGAGTCCTTAGACACTTGGCCAATCCTCTTTATTAAGGTAGGGGAAATTCTCGTGAGCAGTAATATCTCTCAGGGCTTGACGGTAGGTAGCCATCTCAGCCGACATGGTGACATCGGATAAGCCTGTCCAATCTGTTTCAGCAAGCAATGAGTCACGCTTAGAGCGTACATTAGCTGCTGCTTTATCATCATACGCTTTGATTTCGTCAGCAGTCTTATCTGTAATAGACCAACCTTCAACCCAAGCACCCTCAACTTGTGTGATGCTACCGACATCTAGCTTCTGTGTACGCTTATCAAAAGTAGGTTGTTCTGCTCTTGTGTACGGATAGACATCATAAGCAGCCAGAGTCGCCTCTGGGATATTGCGTGGGAATGAAGTGTTAGGGTTGTCTTTGCGGAGTTTGCCGAGTGAATAAATTTCAGCGTTTCCGTTTGTTACTTTTACATACATAGTTGTGTGTCCTTATGTAGTGATTTCCAATAATTCTTCGGTTAGTACTGCTTCTGCGTCCGTTAAGACAGCTTCAGCATCGGTTAGTACGGCTGCGTCATCTGTGAGAACAGCCTCAGCATCAGTTAATACCGCTTCGGCATCTGTAAGAACTGCGTCTTGATAGACAAAACTTCCATAAGTGCCACTGCCTGAGCCGTCTGGTGGGAGTTTAGCAATTAAAAAGTCATGGTCACCTGCTCCATCTGAGTTTGTAAATCCAGCAACAATAATATTATCTGAGGAATCTACTGCTACTGCTTGGCCATAATCACTACTACTACCACCTAAAGTTTTATCCCACTGTAAGGTTCCAGATGAGTTGTACTTAGCAATTAAAAGGTCATAGTTACCTGCTCCATCTGAGTATGTATATCCACAAGCAAGAATATTGTCAGAGGAATCTACCGCTACTGCATAGCCATAATCAATACTACTACCACCTAAAGTTCTATCCCATTGAAGTGTTCCAGATGAATTGTATTTAGCAATTAAAAAGTCATTGTTACCTTCTCCATCTGAGTTTGTATATCCAGCAACAATAATATTATCTGAGGAATCTACTGCTACTGCATAGCCATAATCAGCATTACTACCACCTAAAGTTCTATCCCATTGTAAGGTTCCAGATGAATTGTATTTAGCAATTAAAAAGTCATGGTCACCTGCTCCATCTGAGTTTGTATATCCACAAGCAATAATATTATCTGAGGAATCTACAGCTACTGCATAGCCCTCATCACCACTACTACCACCTAAAGTTCTATCCCACTGTAAGGTTCCTGAGGAATTGTATTTAGCAATTAAAAGGTCATACACACCTGCTCCATCTGATGCTGTATATCCAGTAACAATAATATTATCTGAGG